CCATGAGCCCGCGTAACTGTGACTCGTACTCGCTGCCCTGCGCATCCGCAGAGAAGCAAAACAACCGCAATCCAAATTCGCTTTGACATGACTATCATCCTTGAAAAGTCGATCATTCCAGTTTTGTGACACGATGTCACAAAATCGATTTTGCCTACTCGTGATGCGCGTCGTATGCAGCTTCTTCGGAGTCCCAGACGGTTTCTCCCGAGCTGTTCTCGACCTGCACTCCGAATGCAGGGCTATACTCGGAGTTGATTTCTTTCGCCCTGACAATCGCATCTTCAAGTTCGCCTAGAAACGCTTCCGTTCGTTTGACGCTCTTGATGGTGTATTCGCTTGCTGTGACTTCAAGTGGCGGCATGTCGGGAATGCTAAGACTCTTGATGTAGTTAGCAACTGTCTCTCGATTAGCTGCCTGCAGCTCTTCGTCGGTGTAGTACCGTTTTTTGGGGTACTCCATCAGGACAGTTTTGGTTTCATCTTCGCGACGGAAATTGACTCCCCATGCTCCTGGGATTCCGCTCGTCCATAAACTCCGTCGCTCCCAAAGATGCTTGACCGCATCAACGTGCTTTTGCGATCGATCTAAGATGTGCGACTGGCATGGTCTGTCTAGCCATGCGTTGATAGCTTCCCATGCGACTCCCCACTGCTGCGCGTGCCTCGCCATCGTCACTCCCGAATTGATTTGTTCGTCGGTCGCCAGTTCGGGCCATCGCAGGTAAACCAGCACGGCTTGGCAGTCCTCTTCAAGCCATTGCGGAAAGTTAGTGAACTCGGCGATCTTGCAGAACTCTGCGTAGCGATCGTCGCTCAAGTGAAAGCCTCCGTGACTCGCTGTCGAATAGAAAACGATGCCATCAGCGTGCTTGCGTTGCGATTGTGATTGTCCCCAAGGGGTGTAGATGGTTGTCATTGTCAATCTCCTGGTTGTTTGAATCCGCAACAGCGCGGGCAGTTGGAGCCTCGGGCAGCTCCTCGTGTCCGAACTGTCTTAGACTCCCATATCCGCGAACGAGACAATCCGATCGCCGACAACAAGATGGTCTATGACTGGTATTCCCACTACCCTGCCAACCTCTCGCAACCTGTTCGTTACTTCGATGTCTGGTCGGCTTGGCGTTGGATCGCCGGAAGGATGGTTGTGTGCAAGCAGAATCGCGCTTGCTGCATCGGCGATTGCTGCACGAAAGACTTCTCGCGGATGGACGAGGGATGAATCGAGTGTTCCGCGGGTGATGCGGATAATCCGTCGCGCCTGATACTTTGTGTCGAGCGTGATAACTAGAAATTCTTCTTGGTCAAGTTTGTCTGCAAAGTACGCGGTGAGATGAATCGCTGCCCACTTCTTTGCCTCTTCTGTCGAGTTGATTCTGACAGACCGGTAGTGCTCGGCTGTTTCGCCGATTTTGGCGAATCGGGTTTCGAAGACTGTTTTCATAACTGGTCTTTCAATGAAAGAGAGATCAGAGGGTGTTGGCTGCCTCATCAGCACACGGGAGCCTCCCATGTGGACGCGGATTGCTCCGCGTTTCGGCTTACTTGTGCTCTAGCTTGGCGTCGATCTCGCATTGCATGACATCCCATCTTGCGTTGTCCGCCGCTGACTGGGAGTTTTCCCGACCGACTCCGCTCGACGCAGCAGCGGCTCTCGCAGGACACCTAGTCGCAGCGAGAGCCGATCATCACCTTTGTCTTTGTTCATTTAGTCTCGCTCGCCATCGATCGCACGTACAACACTAGCCAAAAGCATTGATCCATCCAATTCATCGCTGCAATCCACCCACGTGAAATCGTCTCTTTCGATTTCGATCTCAGCGCCACTCCAGTTTGGATTACGAGAAAGAACGTTATCAACAAGCCGCCTGACTCGCTCAACAGCCGCATCGGAAACTTCGTGAGCTAGATTGATAACAGTGACTTTGTTTTGATTGGTCATCTTTGCGACTCCTAGTTGTCTTTGGCTGCCTCGTCAGTGCCGCGTAGCCAGCGCGACAGACGCCCGAGGGCGTTTCGGCTTACTTGATCGCTAGTTTGGCGTCGATCTCGCATTGCATGACATCCCAGTTTGCATTGTCCGCCACTGCTGGCTCCGCGTTACGGCCGTCAAGCATTGCTCGCAAAAACCGTAGGTGTGCCTCGTAGTAGCTGATCTGCGCCGGCTTCCTGAATCCGGGTGAGTAAGACATTGCTTTAGCCAATAGCGTTTCTGTCTCGTCGATCGCTTGAATAATCTTGTGTCGCATTACTTACGCTCCAGCGAGTCTTTGTAGAGCCGAATAGCGTCTTCCATCGTCTCTGCGTACAAGCTGCTGTAGCAGTGCACGTAAGCGTGCTTGGTGGCGTCGTACTTGAGAAGGGCTCCGTTCTGGAATCTGAACTTCTCTGTCTTGAGCGGTCGTTTGGCAGCCTTCTTAGGCTTGGGCAAAGCTGGCTCGGGCTTGTCATCCTTTGTGACGTACGCCATTTCAAGGGCTGCCTTGGCTTGCTCTGCGCTGTCGAAATCCTTGTTCAGCCTGGTGCCGGCCGCGTTGTATGCGTGCCAAACGGTCTTATTGCCTGCCGAGGGTGTCTTGCCTGGTACTCGGCATGTCTGCACCCATCCGTAAATTGGGTGTGATCGGCGTCCTTGGGAGATTGTCCAGAAGTGTTGCGTCATCGTGTTATCCTTCGTAGATATGGGTCCATCCCGCTGTGTTCGCGGGTCTATGTCTATCATCGTGTGTTGCGACGGTGGGTCAATACTATTTTGGGTCAATGTTGAAAGAATTCTGGAAAAAGTGTTTGTGATGGATTAATCTGTAAGTCAATTCAACGCGGCGTACAGTCCTGCCGAGCGTCCGAGGCGAGAGCACAGACCAAAGGATTGTCGAGGGTCACGCGACCTAATCCTGGCAGCCTACAGACCGAAAATCCCACGGCGGCCTAGACGCGAGGGGCTTGGCGGATGCCATGTTCGGGAGCCAAACGGCTCGGTTGCTGCGTCGATAAACAAGAGCGGAATATTAGGAATCTTTGCGCCTGCACGGAGTGACGATGAACGAAAAGCCTCTAAAACTCACAGTCTACAAACGCTTGCTGCGCGAAAAACGGTGGGGCGAAGCCGTAGCAATCCGTGACGAGCTGATGCGCCAAGCACGTCAAAACGGATTGGAGAAAGAGGCTGCGCAAGACTGGACGTACAGCGAACTAAATAAACGCTTCCCGCCACTCGACGCTGTAAATCAGGACACAACAGACGAAAGAACAAGCGAGCGAACAACAGAAATCACGCAACAAGCAAGCCAGCCACCGCCAGACCTGCAGCAAACGCAAAAAAGCCAGTTGCAAAAGAACGACCAACAGCCGGGGGAGGTCGCCATCCTTGCGGTATCCGACGAGCCGGCATCGTCGTCGCTCCGTTCCCGCGCCAAGGACGCCGAGTTGTCTGTCACAGGCCTTGGCGAATTGCCTGCTACGTGGCCGGATCTTCCTCCTAACGCTCCTCTTAGCGCTGAGGTGAGCTGGGTGCAGGCAAACCGGTTGCGATGCGTTAGAGAGACTCCTGAGCGTGTCGTGGTGGATTTGTCTCGTGCATTGAATCCGGCTCCTTCTTACGCGGCTTTGGGCTGGCTGGAGACGTCGATCAAGACATACGCGAAGTTTGTCGACGTTGCAGCGAAGGCTACGGCGTCGAATGAGGGCGAGCAGGCAGAGATCCGTCGCGAGCAGCAATCGATCGAGGAAGTGCGTCGTATGCTTGCCGAGATGCTGGCGGGCTAAAAGTGCTGACAGGCTGTCAAACTTTCGGCGTCGGCGTGTGAATTCGCTGGGTGAAATGCGAATCCGGCTGTCGATCGGTGCTGACGTACGTGTGGCGTGCTCTCTCAAGGCGTCGATGAGCGTGGTTTTCTGTGGCTGTGCGTGATGTGTGTCGAGCTGCGAGGGCTTGGCGTGGCTGTTTTATGCGGTTTTGATCGGCGTTGCGGCGTCTATGGGCTGCGTTCGGTGCGTCGGAGCGGCTGAAGCGGGCTCGCAAAACGCGGTTTTGGTGCCGGCGATGCGTCCGGCCGGAAACCGAACCAGACCCCCACCCAAGCGCGACGGGACTCCTTGCGATATCATCTTGCCGCCGCATTTCATTTTCAATTGCGTGTTCGGGTCAATGCTAACGGCGTTAGTTTTTGGCTAACGGCAGTGGTTGGTGAGTTTGTTTCGAGGAGGTCTAGCGAATGTTTTTTGGTTTGTTTTTTATGGTTTGTGTTGGTGGTGAGTTTCTTGGCGAGATAGAGCAGTCTCGTATTTTGGCGGAGCGTTACGGCTGCGATCGCGAGGTGGTTTTGGAGGATGGCAGCAGGGCGGATTTGGTGAGTCGTGATTATGCTGTGGAGGTGGAGTGGTGTGAGAAGTGGAAGGAGGCGCCTGCTCAAGCGGTTTTGTACTCGGTTTGGACAGGCAAGAAGCCAGCGGTGATTTTGTTGGCTGGCAAAGGAGATGCGGCGTCCGAGAAGGTGAGTATTTTGCGGTGCAAGCTGGTGTGTGAGCGTTTGGGAGTGAAGTTGGCGGTGGTGAAGGCGAGGGAGAAGTAGAGTATCTGTTATATGTTGGCGCTTTTTTGTGGCGGTTGCTGACAAATGGTTAGCAGGTGGAAACGTTTCCAGTGTGTTGCAAGGTGTAGCGTGGTTTGCTAGTGTTTTGAGCGGTGAGCACTAGAGCCGCGGGTTTTCTTCATTTTCCCCCGCAATCGGTGCAGCAGGGAGTGCGAAACGTGGTTGCCTCCGCACGTCCCTGCATTTTTGTTGGCTGAAAGTGCTGACACGCTGTCAAACTTCAAATTCTCCAGGGATTTTGATGCTTTTGGCAAAGTTGCTCGGGTGAATGCAGTCTCGCCCGGGTGAATACGATCTTATCTGGGTGGTAACGTTTCCATTTAGACGAAGGAAGTTTTTTAATTTCTCTTGCCAGCGTTGCGGCGCCGGGTTAGTATTCCGGTACCTGGGTGGCTCCTGGTACAGACAAAAGAGCATGAAAACATAAATTTGAAACACCGCCTTGCGCGGTTATCTGTGTGCCGTCTCTTTTGTCGCACAATCGCAATCCCCCTTGAGCCACAAATGGGGGGATTGCACGTAATTACGGGGCTAGCCCGTCGAGCCTATTGGCTGTTGTGGTCACTGGGAGCTGCTAGCAAACCAACTTTGGTTGTACACTTCCAATGTGCATTCCAGACGTGGATAGGGTCCGCTGAGGCGGATGGTCGGACACCACGATAAAAACGCGGAGGGCGAAGTAAAGCGATGGTGGCTCCGAAGAATGGGGTTTTGGCTTTGCAGTGAGCCGGGTTAGGGCTCATTGCGCTCCGGTTTCCAAAGAATGGAATGTTTCTTATTTCTCTTCTAGCCACTCTTTACAGTAACGCCGCGCACTACAGCTAGCCAAGTATGAGCCAAGCGCGCAGTAACCAGCCAAAATCTAAAAAACCAATAGAGTTGCGTTTAAGGGTGAATCTCGTTAAGCTGAAATTGAGGAGATTCGAAAATGCGACGATTGGAAATAGCGGTTGGTGCGAGGTTTGGTGATTTGGTGGTAGTGCGTGAGGAGCCGCAGGTAGGGACGAAGCGAATGTTTTTGTGTCGATGTTCGTGTGGTGCGGCGCCGGTGGTGCGGTTGGATCATCTTCGAAGTGGTCATACTCGAAGCTGCGGTGGATGTGGGCTCGAGCATGATGGCGAAAGGATGTCGATACGCGAGTGGGCTGATTTTGCTGGCGTTCCGGAGTCGACGTTGCGAGCTAGGCTGAAGGTGATGAGTTTGCGAGAGGCTTTGTTGCGATAGATTTGACATGGCAATTCAGCGAAGCTATAGTTTTTGGACACTCTGCCTTAGGGCAAATCTCCTAGAGGGGCGCGTGACATTTGTTGCGTGCCCCTTTCTTTTTTGTTGGTTCACGTCTTTTGACAGGCTGTCAAAGAATTTGAAATGGCGTTCTTTATCGAATGGATAGCATGAGTAACGAGAAGCCTGACGCTGGCGGATGTTTATTTTGGATGCTGGTTGCTGCGATGCTTGTGTGGTTTGCTCAAGCGTACTTGAACCATACCAACTAACTCGATTGGCGAAGAAGATGAGCGGTTTGTACTACGATTTGGTTCCGAAGGATCCTATAGAAAACTTGAAGTGGCGAATTCGATGCCGAGAGCGTGCGTTGACAGACATCAAGTTTCGAAATGCGTTTTGGCAAGCGTGTATGGATGACGTTTGTTTCTTCATGGCGGCAGCATGTATTGGAAAAGGGACTCGAGTTGTAACTGATCGTGGTCCTGTCCCAATTGAAGAAGTTACAGAACTTGATTTAGTTTGGGACGGAAACGATTGGGTTTCACAAGGAGGATCTGTTTATAAAGGTCGTAAGCGAAGTATATTTGCCTATGAAATAGATGTTACTCCTGACCACAAGATTTGGACAAAAAATGGCTGGAAGCAAGCAATTGAAAGACATGACCGGGCAAGTGTTCGGTTACCTGAAGGTTATTCAAAGAAATGGAAATTACAGAAACACAACAAGAGCAGCGTGGCTTTGCCAGTGCAGGTGCGGGAAAGAGTTGACAGTTTCTGGGGACAATCTTCGAGGAGGAAAAAGCACAAGTTGCGGTTGCAAGTCAGCAACATCAAAGATTGTTCACGGGAAAAGCAAAAGTTCTGTTTTCAGCAGATGGTCGCACATGATGCAGAGATGCTTCAACCCCAGAAATTCAAGATGGAAAGACTACGGAGGTCGAGGAATCACTGTTTGCAAAAGATGGATGAAGTTCGAGAATTTTTATGCAGACATGGGAGATCCGCCAGACGACAAGACTTTGGACCGAATAAACAACGACGGAAATTACGAACCAAGCAATTGCCGATGGGCAACATGGTCGGAGCAAATGAAAAACCAACGGCAGCGAACGATGAAAAAGTACGAAACATCAGAAGGTCCTATGACGATTTACGAAATTATGAATCGTACTGGACTAACTCACCCAGCAGTTTCGTATCGAATAAAGAATGGATTTTCTCCGGTCGAAATTTTGATGCCAGCGAACAGGTCTCGGAGGTATACGACCTCTTGAATTGCGGCCCAAGGCAGTGCTTTACTGTTTTAGACGCAAACGACAAGCCGTTGATAGTTCATAATTGCTACGGGTACGATCCGCGGGCGAAGTTCAAAGTGGTTCCGTTTATTCCGTATCCGCATCAAGAGAAGGTGTTTCGAGCTCTCGATGAAGCGATTGATTACACGTCGAAGAACGAGAAGACGTTGGACGTTCTGGTGGACAAGGCTCGAGCTCAGGGAGGTACGTTTGGATATCTGTGGGTTGATTTGCGAAGATGGCTTTGCGACAAGATGTTCTCGGCTGGATATGTGACACGTAACGCGGACCTCGTTGATAGCAAGACGGACTCAGACACTGTTCTTTGGAAGGTGCAGTTTGCAATCAACATGCTTCCAGCTTGGATGCAGCCGAACTATGAGCGAAACTTGAGCCAGCACACGTTCGAGAACAAAGACAATGGTTCGTTGCTCAAAGGTTACTCGGCAGGGCAAGACGTTGCTGCTGGTGGTAGAGCGACAGTGTTCACGATGGACGAAGCCGGCGCGAAAGACTTTGTGTCTGGTGGAAAAGACTACGCCGTAATGGAATCGCTACACGATGTGACTGGGTGCTTGAGGCTTGTTTCAGCGAGGTATATTGACCAGGGCGTTTTTCACGAAGCATGTGAAGCGAAGGGAGATGAGGGCGGATGGCATCTTGTCCTCGATTGGAAAGATCATCCCGTTCACTCGAAGCATTCGTACATCGTAACAGACAACAAGCCTGTTGCTATCAAGCCTGAAGATGCGGAAGCGGTTGCAGAGTATCATCGAAGCAAACCTGATTTGCGTGATTTGCTCGAGAAGAAAGGTTTTAAGTACGAAGGCGTTGTGCGGTCGCCATGGTACGACATGCGATGTTTGCGAAAGACAGCTCGTCCTCAGTTGATTGCGTCTCAGCTAGATAGGAATCCGAAAGGAGCTGTTGGGAAGGTGTTCACTTCCGATTTGCTCGACCGCATGAAGAAGACGCATTCGAAGAATCCAGTGTGGAAAGGAACACCTGTCTTTGATAGCGAGACGTTAGAACTAAAAGGTTTGATTGAACGCGAAGATGGTCCTCTTGTGCTTTGGTTTAAGCCAGGGATTGATGACAGCCCTCCGCTTGGTCCGTTTACGATTGCGTGCGATATCGCATCTGGAGGAACAGGAGCGTACGCATCGAACTCGATTGCGTCTGGTATCGACGATAGAACAGGCGAGCAAGTTCTCGAGTATACGATTAAAGGGCTAGAGCCTCGTCCGTTCGCAAGGATCGTCGTTGGCTTGTGTCTTTGGATGCGTAAAGCGAAACTTGGATGGGAAGACTCAGGTGTATCGAGTGGTTTCGCGAAGGAGGTCATGGAGGTTTTGTACTACGGAAACATCTTTTATCGAAACGTGACGCAGCTTGGATCGCAGAAGAAGAGTCGTAAGCCTGGGTTCCCGTGTCGCGATGCGGATAAGGCGGACATGTTCGAGCAATTCGCGTTAGCCATGGAGCAGGGAAAGTACATTCCGAGATCGGCCGATATGCTAGTTGAGTGCGGAGAGTACGAATGGGAAGGGTCTAAGATTGTTCACGCACCTACTAAAAACAAGGGTGCTACGGACAAGAACCACGGTGATAGGGCAATTGCCGCGGCAGGTGCTTGGCTGGTCTACTCGACGGACAATTCAGGCGAGAAAGTTGACAGTGGTGATGAAAAAGGCAAAAATCCAGAGTATGGCTCGTTTTTATGGCGCGAGCAGCAAGATCGTCGTGTATCAAATCCAGGAAGTCCTAGATATGGAATTAAGGATGTTCTGCGACGATAAATCGTAGCCGTTGCAATAAAAAAGCCCAGCATGGTGTCAGCCATCTGGGCGGTGGACAAACCTAACGTAGAGGTTCGGCGATGGATATTTTACATAATTGCGGCGTTGAGGTACAGCTAACTAGAGGTTTAGTAACGTCAATTGACGCGGAAGACCTTGATTTGGTTATGCAGCACAAGTGGTGTGCGCAGCAAGGAGGAAACACCTATTACGCTGTAAGGAAACAGCGGATACGAGGAAGGCAGCAGGCGGTATTGTTGCATCGATTTCTACTAAATGCTGCCGACGGAATGTACGTTGACCACATCAATTCAAATGGATTAGATAACACGAAGGCGAACCTAAGACTATGCACTCCTGCCGAAAACGGAAGGAATCGGCAGAAGCAAGCGGGTGGATTCAGCAGGTTCAAGGGAGTGTCGAAACGATCAGTTGAACGCCCGAGAATTTGGACAGCATCGCTTTACGTTGGCGATAAAAAATACACGCAGTATTTCCATACCGAGTTGGAGGCGGCATTGTGCTATGATAAGATGGCGAGGGAGCATTTCGGCGAATTTGCGAAACTAAACTTTCCACAGAGCTAGAACCTGTAAAAATGAACAACGACTTAGACGAAAAAATTGATGCTGCTGTTGCAAAGATGTGCGATCAAGTCAAAGCGAGCCAGGATGGGCAAAAGGCTTTGCATTTTTCGCAAGCGGCTTTGAACCTTGCTCATGCGAAATCGATTTTTAGAAACATTCCGGGGCAGTCCTCGGTATCGACACAAGCAAGCGAATCGTCTTCGCCTGCCTCGTCGAAAAAGAGCTAGCCGACGCGTTGTCGGCTGGTTTTGATTGATCGGAGTTAAAACCCGGTCGGAATGTAACTTGGCGAAACGCCGCAATTGTTCCGACCGTTGATGCTAGACTTATCAAACAACGAAAAACGTGCTCGGTTACTGAAAGCGATCAAGGCGTCTCGAGATTCCTTGGAGCCATTTCGTCGAGTTCGAAAGGAACTGATCAAAGATTACGTTGGTTCTTGGTATGCTGAGTCTGGCGCCGAGAACAAGACGCTGGTGAATCTGATAAACCAGACTGCGCGTATCTACACTGTCGCGCTTGCTGCAAACAATCCGCAGGTCTTGGTAAATACTCCTCGAATGGAGAATCTTGCGTTCGCTCGCCGCTTTGAAGTGAACTTGAATAAGCTCATTGGCGATATGTCGCTCGACAAAACGTTCCGAGCGATTGTCATGGATGCATTCTTTTGCCTTGGTTGTGGTGTCGTGATGATGCGAGACACCGACACAAGGTTTCATGGCGTTCTCGAGTCCGAAGAAGATGTTTGGCTGGATCCCGGCGAGCCATGGTTCAACCGAGTGTCTCTCGACGACTTGATTTTGGACATGCCTGCGAAAGAGCTGAGTAAGATGCGGTATTGCGGACATCGCTACCGAGCTGATTATGAAAAGGTGATGGACGAGCCTGGGTACAACAAGAAGGTTCGAGACAAGCTCAAGCCAACAAGCCGAAGTCATCACGATTCGACGGGTGCAGTCAGAGATATCGCATCGGAGTATGGAAGTGCCGAGGATGATGACTTGAAGGATATGGTTTGGCTGATGGACGTTTGGATTGCCGAGAACAATTCCATCGTGACCATGGCTTGCGACCAGGATTTGCCGCCTCTTATCGAAAGAGAGTGGATTGGTTCCCAAGCTGGACCGTACAAGTTCCTTTCGCTTGGAGACACTCCAGACAATGTGATACCGACATCTCCAGCGATCAATTTGAAAGGGATGCACGATTTGCAGAATCGATTGCATCGTCGCATGGAAGATGATTCAGACGCGCACCGCGTTGTGAACGTTTACCCTCCAAACATGGCAGATGATGCAGAAAGATTGCGAACAGCCGAAAGAAACAGTTGGCAGCGAGGGACAAGCCCAGAGCAGATCAAGCAATTTGAGATGGGCGGAGTTGATCAGCGAGATATGGCACTCGCAACTTTCTTGCAAGGAGAGTACGACCGCTTCGCTGGAAACTTGCAAGCGATGGGCGGACTCGGGAGCCAAGCGTCGACGGTTGGTCAGGAAGAACTTATCCATGGAAGCGTGACGAGGAATGTGGCTGATATGCGGATGGCAGTTGTGTCGTTTGCTTCGGAGTGCATTCTGGATCTTGGTCGTTTAATGTGGGAGGATCAGACTCTTGAGCTGCATACATCTGTTCCGGTTGAAAATAGCGGCATTCAAGTGTCGTCCGATTGGACACCGAACTATCGAAAAGGAGACTTCGAGGATTACGAGTTCAAAGTTGAACCGTACTCCATGGTGTTCAAGACGCCGGAGCAGCACCTCCAGGAGCTATTCCAGGTTCTTCGCGAGATCGCGCCTCTCTGGCCGATGTTCCAGGCGTCTGGAGCAACCTTCGATGCAGCCGCAATCGTCGACGAAATTGCACGATTGAAGAATCGACCAGAGTTCAAGCGGTTCATTACGTTTGCAAATCCATCGGACATGCTTGGTGGCGATCAGAACACGATTCGTCAGTCTCCGCACACTGTTCGAGAGACGATTCGTCGCAATGTGAGCGGCGGAGGAACCGAACAGGCTCGCAATAACGCTTTGATTCAAACCTTGATGGGTGGAAACCCTCAACTTAATGCTCAGCAACGCAACGCAATGGCTCAGGGGTAGAAAATGGCAGGAGTTGTTCACAAGTACAAAGGTAAGGTCGTTACTTCCGAAGAGCTCGACAAGCTGATGCCTCGAAAGGCTGATTGGCTCGAGTCGCCTTCTATGGCTGCGAACACGTACACCGAGCACAATCCGCTTATTTCGGAAGGATGCGGCGTGATGCGAGCTCAGGTTGGCGAAACACGGCAGTTGATTGAAAAACACAGAATTCAAGGCGCCGCTGTGTTGGATAGCGGTCAGATTCGTTTTACAAGCCGCCGAGCACGTAAGGAATTCCTTTCGATGAGGGGATTGGTTGATAATGAGGGAGGGTACTCTGATGGCTGAATATCCAAAAATCAGATCACCACGTAGGCCATTAGTTCAAAAAAAATGCAGGCATTGCGGAAAAGATTTTCTAGCAAAACAGTCTAATATTGATGTTGGAAAAGGTGTGTTTTGCAGCAGAGAGTGTCAACGGTACGGTCGTAAGATCCGTAGCGACAAAAAACCACGCAAGTCGTACAAGTGCAAGCAATGCGGGAATGAATTCGTAGAAGATCGCCCAAGAGGCAATGTGCAGTATTGCTCAAACAAATGCAGTGCAACGGCGAGAGGGATTGCAAGGCGGTCAGGAAAAAATGCTGGTAGAAGATCACTAGAGTTTCGTGTGTGGTCCAGAGAGATCGTCAAGAGAGATTTGAAATGCGTTGATTGTGGCGCAACGGAAGGGCTGCAGGCTCATCACATTAAAGGATGGAACGAAGCTCCAGATTTGAGATACGAGCTTTCGAATGGAGAAACTCTTTGCTGGCGGTGTCATCATTCTCGTCATCCAGAATTGCCGGTGGCATTGTTCAAAAGGTGTTCAAAACGCAAGGTTGTACTATGCGGACATTGCAATAAACAGTTTGTGGCTAAAAAAGCAACACGCAAATATTGCTCACAATTGTGTGCAATAGAAGCGACAGCTATGCGTCCTGTTCGTTTCTTTTTTTGTGAGACATGCGGTGAAAGCGTTGCAACACGAGATCCAGAAAAACGATTTTGCTGTATGGCATGCAAGCGAGTTGATGATTCAAAGCGTATGTTAGGTGAAGTTGGCGAGCGTATGCGAGCTAAAAACCCAATGCACATCCTGCATCGCAAAAAACAACTAATTAAGAACGGGGAATACGGTGATGAGTAAAGAAATCGACCTTAACGAAAACATGAGCTCGGAAGAGATCCGTTCCTACGCTGAAAGCGTCGTTCAAGAAGTTGCGGCCGAGCGACAAGGTGAAACAAAGTCTGACGCACAGATTGTTAGTGAAGTGTCGTCAGCAACAAAGCCATCTGCTGAGAAAAATGCCAGCAGTGAATCCGCCGAGGAATTAGACCAAGGCGAGTTATCCGGTGATGAATCGTCGTTTCCTGATTGGGTAGACGATGACGTGAAAGCCGAGGTTGCCGCGTATGGCATTGATGAATCGGACCTGTCTGATTTTGCCAGTCGTGAGGAGTTGAGCAGGGCTCTGCGCCTGATTGACAAGACAGCTCTTGAAGCCGGACGCAAAGCGACGGTTGAGGGTGAGTCGAATAAGACTCGCAATGAAAAAGGGCAGTTTGTCAAAAATGGAGAGTCGGATACAGACGATTCTGAGGCGGAAAAGCCAAAAGACGGTCGGTATCAAATTTCGTTGAGCAAAGACATCTATGATGACGAGATTGTGAATGAGTTCGAGCGTATGCGCGACCATTACGAATCGCGTCTCGAGGCTTTGGAGTCTCATTTCATGGAAGTGAGTGCCAAGGAAGAAGAAAGGCAATTTGACAACTTTATCGATTCTCTTGGTCATTCTGATTTGTTCGGAAAGACAGGCAGCGAGTCGGCAAAGGAACTGGAGCGCCGCAGGGATCTGCACGTTGCTGTCAAAGCCCAGTTGCTTGGTCTTGAGCGGTTGGGTCGTCCAACCAAGCTCGACGATAAGTTGGTTGCCCGAGTTGCCGACATGGTGTTCTCGGACGAATTGAGTAAGAAACGATTGAAACAACAGACTCAGAAGATTTCACGGCAAAGCCAGCTTCGACAGGGTGGAAGCCCAACGAAGCCTACTCCGTTGCGGGAAGATCCTCGTGACGAAGCGGACAGGCTCTATCGTGAGCTTGAACGAGCTTAACAATAAGGGAATTTCCAAATGGCTCTATCGATTGAGCAAATTGACGATTTTGTAAACAGCATTCATCAGAAGTTTGCTGGCGAAGAACAGCTTGCAGCGCAGGACTTGTCCTTGCCGTTGCAAGAGTACAAGTACGCATCGCGTCTCTTCTCGGGGAATCTCAAGAAGGACACCATGAGCACGTCGCAGTGCAAGTGGAAAGTCAAAGTCAATACCAACGACAACTTCCAAACGGTTGGTCTCTACCACCGAGATTCTTCTACCCGCGTGAACACGCTGGATGAAGGCGAGTTGAAGTGGGCTTTGACCACCAACAACTACCACTACGACATTGACGAAGAAATCTTCCGAACGGGTGGTCGTCAGATTTACGACTACATCGAAGACATGGAGCGGGATTTGATTACCTCGTTCTATACCGGGATGGAAGATTTGGTGTTTGGTCCTGGTCCTACTGGTCCTACTCAGTCTCCTTTCACTGTTGCGTCTCTTCTCTGGTGGATCACATCGACCAGCGATAGCGTTTCTGAAAATAACGCTTTGGAGGGATTCAACGGCATGGAGCCAGTTGGTTGGGCGAACAATGGTGTTGGTGGAATCTCTTGTACGGATTACCCGCAATGGCGAAACCGTACGTTCCCGTACACCAGCGTTGACCGAAACGATTTTGTCGAGAAGGTCATCAAGTCGATGGACCTTTGCCACTTCATTCCGCCTGTTCAGCGACCAGACATCGTTGACCAAAAGCGGCATGACTGGGAATTGCTGACCACTCACAGCGTTCTTTCGTCCAGTCGTCGATTGCTGCAGCTCGGCAATGACAACATTGGTGACGATATGGCGGCGCACAGCGGAACGGTCTTCGTCCGCGGTGTTCCAATGACGTGGGTGCCAGCTTGGACGAACTCCTCGAGCGTCAATGCTCGAACGGACGGGATTATCCTCGGTGTGAACTGGGCGACGTTTAAGGCTTACTACGCTGCTGGTCGTCAGATGCGTAAGCGAAAGGCGTTCCAGCACCCAGAAATGAGCAACGTTCGCGTTCGCTGCATGGATGACTCGGTGCAGATGGTTTGCTTCAATCGTCGCGGTAACTTCCGTGGTTACTGCACGCAAACCGTTGAAGAATCCGCGTAAGCTAGTGCTTGCGTGATGGTTTTGTGACAGCGTGTCACAAAATCTAACGTCTTTGGCGGGCGAGACGAAAAAGTACGCCCGCCAACTTTATAATGGGACAACGCTCACCCAAAGCTGAGACAATCCCACATCTTCCTTGAAAGGGAAAACACAATGATTACTTTTGATGAATTGAGCATCGGCTACCTTCCTTCTGGCGGGAAGTTGTGGAAAGGGTTCGCTCCTCCAACTTCGTTTGGTCCTCTTGGGACGACGACGATTTCGCAGTCTGGGAATCCTTGTTTCGGGTTTTACGACAACTTTCACTCGTTTCAGGCGTCTTCTCTCGAAGGTCCATATCGGATTCTCGAAGGCACTGGTTGCACCATCGAGCAGATTGCTGACACCACGACCGAAAAAGGTTTGGTTCAGTTGGCTGTCGACGGAAACGCCGCCAACGACGAAGCTGTTTTGCAGTGGGGGAGAGGGCTTGGAGCTCCGTTCTTGCTTGCCAACCGTGACCTCGTGTTCGAGACTCGCATCAGCGTTAGTGCAATCACTGCCGCCAAGTGGTCTTGGGGCGTTGGTCTTGGCGAAGTCAGCATGGGAGCGACGGACGGATTGTTCGTTGACACCACTGGCGCGTTGGCTGACAAGAACTTTCTTGGGTTCGTTCACTTGCAAGCCGAAGGAGCCGCGGTAGACGGTGCTTACAAGGCTGATGGTCAAACGTACCAAGACGGTGCGACAAAGACGAAGCTGAACGCATTGGCGACGATGGTTGCCGATACCTACGTCAAGCTCGGCTTCCGATACCGAGCCGTTCCGAAGATGGTTGAGTGGTACGTCAACGGCGTCTTGGCTGGTACTGGTGCAGCCCCGGCTCGCTTGACCTCTTCGGAGATCGATGCAGCGACGTTCCCTGATGACGTTCTCTTGGCTCCGATCATCGGTATCAAGGACATCGCTGGCAACGCCGCTTTGAACTTGAAGGTGGATTGGATTGCTGGCGCTCAAATGCTCTAGTCAGCATTTGTTTGGCTGAGGGCTGACGCTAACAGCCCTCAGCGTTTTTGATTCATTCCATTGTGCATTGAGGTTCAGATGATTCCTCCAGTAGTCCAGCCGGGAGACGAGTTTCAGCGTATTCGTATGCCCAACGATGCTGGAGCGTCTGGTAAGTCTCTTCGTGTTGTGTCGGTTAGCGGGAACTTGGCGCAGTTCGAGTGGATCGATGGCGTGGCAATGGAGGATCTGCAATCCGCAATTGCAGCCGAGCTAGCTGACATTGATGGAGGAACACCATCGACCACATTCGAAGAAGAAATTGACGGAGGAACTCCATGAGCGTGATTCGCAAAGTACAAGTTCGACGCGGGACAGCATCGGCGTGGAGCACTGCGAATCCAGTGCTGTCGTCGGGTGAGTTTGGCTACGACGAAACGAACGGCAAGATCAAGATCGGCGACGGTGCGACTGCGTGGAACTCGCTTGCGTTTGCACACTACAAGCCGAGCGAAGTCAACGATTTGCTTCTCGACTATGCCTTGTCAGGCGAAGTAGTAGGGCTCACGATCAACACGCCAGCACCAGAAGCAAACCGCGAGTTTTCTTTCGTTCAAGACCAATTCAACCTTCCCGAGGATGGCGGTTATCAAAACATCGTACATCGATACGGTTATAACGTCGAAAGGCAAAACACGGCTGAGCCAAGTATTTTCGTTTCTACTGAAAGCAAGTACTTACTGAATAACTCCGGGCCATACGTGATGGAATGGCACATAGAGGGCCAGCACGTAGACGGAACACCGCATAGATCATTTTCAATGATCGTGCCCGTCGACAAAAACGACAAGAACGCGGGCTCAAGTGCAGGCTTCTATACGCAGACCTTCGCCAATTATGCTTTCGATGGAACCCAAAAAATTAAGTATGATTGGGTTGATAATGTCGTTACATTCACAACGGCCCAGCTACATAGATGGGGGCTAAACAACCACAATTTTCACGCACAGCTTAATGCTGCGGGAAACAGCTATGTAAATCTTCCGTACATCGACAACTTGGATAGGCTTTATGTAACCGCACCAACTTACCAGGTTACGGAAGCAACCTACGCAAAACCAGCTAGTCGCACAATTGCAACAACATCGGGAGCAGATCCGATAGTATGGCAAGTTAACGCAGGTGGTTCAGACACCGGCACTATGAGAATGTACTATGGAATTGCTTCACGCAACGGACCTGCGACAATTGAGGTATTTAACAACGGTTCAGGACAATACTCCAACTCCGAACTTGTGCTTTCCGTGGGTTTGGCTGGGGGTGACGCATGCATTAGGACTACAACTACAGGTAACGTAGGAGTTGTACAGGGGTTCGATAGGTCAGCAGGACTCTATAGGTTCGCCGACAATGTAAGTGGTTACTGGCTTGGTTCGGGGGGCCAAATACTTGATCTTAATCCATCAACAAAACACGCTAAGTTTTACGGGAACGTTGTCTCTACTCCGGCTAGTTCAATCACACTTGGCGCGAATGGAGAGCTAGCGATTGAAGCGACTAGCAACACGACGCTTACTGTCAAATATCGCGGTTCAGACGGTACGACTCGTAGCCGACATTGACACTCAGCTAGTGCGGATTGTTCACCGGCACTTGTCTTTGACAACTTGGCACAAACAACACGCTGCACCGGAGACGACCGCAATTGTCCTCGGTTGAAAATCTTTTGAAAAACCTGTTGCCTTAAATCATAGATGCCGATAGAATACCCAGGAGTGAACGACGCTCGTCGAAAGGAACTCCATGAGCAAAAAGGGTGGCAAGCGTAAGGGTGCAGGTCGAAAGCCGATGAAGGCTGCTTCGAAGCGGAAAGCGAAGAACGTTCAGTTCTCGCCGGAAGCCTACGAGTTTCTTCGATCCATCTCGAACGCTTCGAGGTTTGTAGATGAATTGGTTCTCAGTACAGCGGAGTTCGCTGCGTGGAAGAGCAGGACCAAGAAACGGAAACAATAGAGGCAAAGGCAGGTAAGTTATGAGCGACAACGAATCTAGTGGTCCAGTTTCGATTTTAGAAGGTGTTCGTGTGGCGTACCACTTTGACGAGCACGGTGACGAATGGGTTGTGAGAATCCACCATCCAGGAGGAATGACGAGCGTTTGCGGGTGCCCAGGGGAGGACGAGGCAAAGACAGTTTCTACCTGTATTGCTACTGTCGTTGCGGTCGCTGATTGCACGTTCACAGAAACGCTTGTTGGTGAAGAGCCTGGAAAGGTTGAGTGCGAAAACTTGGTTGAATACGACGCGCTGCGTGACTCTGCGAACGCTGCGATTGATGCGATCCGAAATTTGACAACTTAGAAGTGCGGCTGGTTTATCGGCGCGTGCGGGAGGGATTGGATATGTCGGAAGTGTTGCCATATCAACAACGTGTCATCGAAGAAGCAAATGAGCTACGCGATCGCACAGAAAATCTTGGTCTGTTTTTCGAGACGGAGGCTTTTCGCAATCTAGATCGTGATGAGCGTTATCGCCTTGAAGTCCAGTTTGACATCATGATGTCTTACCGAACCGTGTTGCGACAGCGCATTTTTGCGATGGGGCTCGGCGAGCATTTGAAAGCAAGTGCGGAGTAGCCATCCGCTATACAGAGTCAGGCGGGCCAGCGGAGAAATCCGCTACACCTTGCCGCGTCGTGGCCATGAGAGACGCGGACCAGCCAGCTACGGCATAAGGATTGACCCAACGATAACGCATGGTTTGTGGGAAAATAGTAGCGACATTGCGTGACAGGTCGGAGAGACGGCCAACATGGATAGGCTGGAAGGTCAGTCGGTGGAGGAATCACGATGCGTCGCTCCTTAAATTTCCATCGTTAAGCAGGTTCGATCCCTGTCCTATCCACTTAACAAGCAAGATCGGCTTAACCAGCCTTACCGAGCGATGCGGGAAAAGGGCGTAAGTGCTCCATCGAAAGGGAAACCGAAAGTGGCTGTGGTGGCTGCTAGTAGGTAAGCGAAGTCCCCAACGCAGGATGGCTTTGACTGCGATTTACGTCCGGTGGTGACGCAGAAGCGTTGTTCGTGTTCGGGCTGACCTCCCGATAAGGCCTAGGCCGAGTCAAGCACGGGCGAATGAGGGTCGTTCCCTCGCCGGACGCCTTAACAATTCGATGCACCACAAGTGCCGGTTTAGCAGCCGCAAGGGGAGAGTTGATGGGAAGCAATATCTTGGCTTCGATTGCAGCAGTAGGAGTATGCCTGCTTTGCTTGTTCGGTGTTTTTTCTATTGTCGACATGGCGTCGGCATCAAAAATCACAGTCGGATCTGGAGTAGTGATTGACAAGGTATATTCACCTGCTTCTAGCGGAACAGGGGTTGGATTTCCGGTTGGCGGAAAGTCCACAAGTCCAGTGGTTATGACAACCTACTCAGAAGAAGAGTGGGTTCTGATAGTAAAGGTAGGGGGAGAGACATTTTCCGAGAAAGTAGACGCGGCAACGTGGGGGACTGCGGAAAAAGGCGGATCTTTGGAAGTTTACCGAAAGCAAGGAATGCTTGGAAGTTACGGTCTTACTGTGAAGAGACGCTAGAAGTGCGGCCTAGATAGCGGCAAGTGGGAGTGATGCAAAAATGCCAAGCCTAAACTGCAAGCACTGCGGCAGCATTCATCCGAAGTGTCCTAGCGAAGAGAAGTGGGAGCATCAGTGCTACCAAAGCGGAACGATGGTTGTTACCGACGTGAATAACTGCAGCGCACCTTGGCTGTATGTATACGGTCCAGCAAATCAAGACGAAGCGTTGTATGTTCGCGACCGAATGCAGTGTTGCAAGCAATTACGGGAATTCTTGATGGGCGGAGAACGTCCCGCATGGCTAGATGATTTGCGTCGAGTCAGTGAGGAACACGCAGAGGACCTAGATGGTACGCAGGTAACCGCCCGTGGTCCGATGTACGATGCTAACCCACCAAGACTGCAATGGATGCCAGATCAGTCTCCGGAAGCGAAAAACGCACGGGCACGATTGATGGACAGGCTGTTCTTGAAAAAAGGACAAGATGAAATTGACTGAGTTCAAAATGCCTTTGCTGTCTAGGCACATGCCAGACGGGTTTCCTAAGTTTGTCCTGCTTCCTATCGAGTCGGAGCCGCGAGCGTTGAAGAACCACGGAGGGCAAGACTTCAAGACATTAGCGAGTCGCGGAGGCTTAGGACCGGATGAAGCTGTTGCAATCATGGAAGATCGCCGATGGCAGCATATGAACGTCATCGAATTGGTCGATGCGTTTCGAAAGTACCATTGGATTTAGAATCGCGGCAAAGTCCGCAATGGGGAGTGATCGTGGTTCAAATTGCAGTCACAGTTTGCGACGTAGAGTCGATTATTCAAGTTGGGGGAGATGCAGAACGTCGCACTGCAATCATTACGTTGAGAGACGAACAGATACCGCCAATTCTTCGAGAGTATCTGTCCAAGAAGTCGGAAGTCGGCGAATGGAACGAGACAAACAAGATTCCAAAATGGTTTTACCAGACGGTTTCGTTTTCTATGGTAGAAGCAAGTGCGGCCCCAACCGCCGCATCGGATGAAGAATGAGCAAAGCAAAGTTTGGAATCATCGAGATGCAAGAGTTTGCCGAGCAATCGGACGACGAACGCATCAAAAGAATGTGGTCGAAAATTTGCGATTACCGAAGACGCATTGCGATATGGACGGAGTGGTTAGCGAAGAACCAAAAAGCTATCTCGGACAATCCCAAGATGGTTCTGTTGCTTAGCGAAGTTGCAATGAGTCCAGTCGATATTGAGAACGACGGCGAATGCTGCATGAGGATTCCTACTCGCGTGCTTCAAGAAATTCGCGGCATGGTGA